CCCGACTTTTATCAAAGAATTGTTGCCAGCATAAGTGTTATCAGGATCAACAGTTAAAGGGCCAAGGATTCGGACAGTGCTGTCCATCTCTACTGCACCGCCTATCACTACCTTGCCGCTGCTATCAATACTCAGTTGAGACGTGGCACTGTCTAAAGCTGCACTGTTTGCTGTACTGAACCCTAAAGAGTTGGTGTTGTGGTCATAAGCAACAATGCCAACATCTTGGTTAGTGTTATCTCCAAAAATGACTCGTGATGAGCCGGTTGAATTGGCAATCAACCTGAGATGAGCCGCTCCACCGCTATTTGTTGAGCGAACTACCGCAAGCGCGTCATCAGCAGTATTGCGAATTTCAATCGATCCATCCGCCTGTGCAGTCGTTCCGATTCCAATAGAGTCATAAGATCCGTCAATGTTTCTGACTACTACCCAGCCGTCATTTGTGCTGTTTCTTTGCTTAACAGTGTCGGGCGTTGTACTGGTGTCGATCCAATACATGTACGCAAACGTCGTGGCAGGCTCTGTGGCGCTGCTGTTCTGGCTGACGACTGCAGACAAGCAGTTGTTAAGGTCCGTGCGGAAGCTACTGCCTGACGCATTAGCAAGCGAGTAGTCGTGGGTAGCCATGATTAGGTCTGCTCAGAGCCAAAGCCGTTTGCAACGTACTGGAAGTTGCGATCCACTGAAGAATTGCTGGAATCCTTGAAGTGGACGGTGAAACCAGTCCGCGTTACGGATGTCACTTCATAATAATCCCCGCTCGCAAGATTAAAAGCCGTGACGCCAACAGTCGGAGCCTGATAGAAGGCGTTTGTGAAAGTCACCGCTTTCGCTCCAGCTCCAGAAGCAATGGTTCCGCTGCTTTCAGTACGGCTTCGGATGTAAAACCTGTACCCCAGTCGGTCTATCAGCGGCGTTTGATCAACGCGGTCAGTCTCCAACTCAGCCTTGAACTGGAACGTCCGGCCAACATACGTTCCATTCCTGAGCACAGTAAAAGGCCCAAAGCCCAGCGTTGACTCTTGCTGCACGCTGTCACCGTCTTCCAGGAGGAAGGTGTCTCCCGATTCTTCCAGTGCAACGTTGAAGTTTGCTACGGCTTCATCGCTTGCCCTGAAATACACCTCTGCTGTTGTCCCACCTGTTCGCGCTCCATCCCAATCCGGCCAGCTATCCACAAGGCTTGAACGATCATCAATGAGGTCAGATGGATACAGGCTGCGACTGTCCAAAATGCGCTCCAGCTGTACTTCAAACTTGCCGCCAAGATCCAGCAAATTCGGAAAGTCATATTCACCCGTTAAACGTCGCGTGCCAAAGAAATCAATCGTGCTCAACGCATCAATTGAGGCCACTTGATCTATCGTTTCGTCTCCGTCAAGGACTAGGCCGTCATACTCTTCGCTATAAAAAACACCTCTTCTAAAAGCGCCAGTAAATGGCGGTGTCGTTGTGTCTTCTCGCCTTTCTTCTATTAACAGCCTCGGCTCTGTATCAACAAGATTGACAACAACGCTTACAGCGTTATCGCTAAAGAGATTGGTGACGCGATCTTGAAACCTGAGAAGATATTCTCCATTAACAACAGAAATGGTCAGCGTGTTGCTGCTAGCAGGAATGCGAGCGAAACTCGTGCTGCTGTTAATCGTTCCAGTGCCATCAGTGGCAGATGAATGCCTGATGTCAACGATCAGATCCGTTTGCGATCGCACGACAGGTCGATCCCACTGAAGGATTCCAGTCGTGCTCGTTAAACGCTGGAACCTAACGTTCCGAACATCTTCCGGCGGTGCAATCGTTGTGTCAGTGCTTGGCTGATTCGTGCCAAGGGCTGGTGCTATCGCAGAGGCAGTAGCAAACGTAGACCTTCTTACAGGAAAACCAATGCCAACGGCACGCACTTTCACTTGGATCCTGCGCCCAGGATCAATGCCATCAACCGTGATTGCTGTATTTCTGGTTTCGGTGAGAGGGCTAAATGAACCCCTGCCGACTAGATACTGAACTTCAAAAGATCCAGTCGCGCCACCACTGCCAGCACTCCACGAAATGTAAGCCCTGTTGGTCTGCGACCCATTTAGTTCGATCTGCTGAAAATCAATGGGCATCAGATCACGGGGATAGGTGGAGCCTCGTCAAGCGTTGTTACGTCCGTGAACTCCAGATCGTCATCTTGGTCAACGGCATTGTAAATCGAATCGTTAAACGAAACACCGACAATCCCGTAAGTGCCATCGCCACCATCTGTAACCGTAAGACAACGGAACTTTTGATTGCTCGCGCTGTCAGTTGTTATGGAATAAACGGTGCCCTCTAACGGAGCTGCACTGAACGCTGAACTGACGTTAACGGTGGTGCTACCTGCAGGGTCCGAAGAAATGTCCTTCGTCTCAACCGCTCCAGAAGCCAGCACACATGTCAGCTTTGGATTGGTGCCAGATGGAAGCGTGATGGCTTGATCGGCCACAATCGAAGTCGTAGTTGAACTGGACACGCGGCCTGACAATCTTGTGCCTGCTCGCATCTCATCAGCGACAGCAAAGACCTGACCAGGCAGAACGAGTACACCCTCTAGACCAACTGAGAAAGTGATTGTGTTTTGGTTCAACTCCTCAGACTTCATCATCCACCGACCCACACGGCGGGCCTGCTCTTTAGACGTGCAGCCAAAAGCAGTGACCTCTTTGACTTGGTAGCCATACTTTTCAATCAGCTGTGCATCCTCAATGCAGACAACGTTAGGGCGATAGAAGTTGTCTGGATCGTTGTACCGAATTCGGATACTTGTGCTTCGGGTTTTTAAGGATGAACCGCTGTAATTGAAAGCGCCGCCGACGATATTTGAGTTACTGAAAACATGTACAGGGTCAACATCTGTAGCAGTAGATCCGCCAAGGTTCCCGTGGTCAGCAGCAAGCTGAATGACATTTGTATTCCAATAAATCATCCCACGGAAAATACTTGCAAAGTCTTGAAGGACATTGAACGCCTCTTGCTGTGAAGACACAACAACGTTGCACGCAAAACGCGGCTTACCGTCGATCAACTCGTTGCAATACTTAGACAGCGAGTAAAGGTCAACCCAGCTCAGGTTTGACGCCTGAACAAAATGACCCGCTCCAAAACGCGTGTTCGTAATTAAATCGTAGAAAATGCAAACGGGGCAGGTCGTGTAATGAAGTCCATTCTTTAGCGTTCCATCAAAGTCACCATTGAACAACAAGCTGCCGTCACTGCGAGGTGTTGCGTTATTTGGGATCCGAACCTTTTTGCCGCGTATTTTGTACGCTCTGGTCGGCAAACTCTGAACGTAATCAGTTGAGATGTTCATCCCAACAACAGCACAATATGGATAGCCAGACCGGAATGATTGCCGCTGAACAATGCTGGCCCAGATGAGCTGGTTGCCTCGCCCGTTAGCTAATGGCGTGTCAAAATCAGTGTCTACAAAATCCCTGTAAGTTGCCTCAAAAATTTGACTGTCGGTATCGCGTGTCGTGCCATCAATAGCGGTGCCTCTTCGCTGCGTCCGATCCCCTTGATACCTTGCGCCTGGATACTTGCGAACACGAATATCCCAAGGCCCCGTTCCAAAATCTCGTAATTGGATTCCTGTGATAGCGAACTGGTAGGCGGTGGTGCTTATTCCCTGAATACGAAACTGGCCGTTTACGTTGTTGGTCTGCGTTAAAGACGCCTCGGCATCATTGACCCTTAGCAGTTGAAATGAACTCCTACCTGAAGCTCTAATCCCGACATCAAAGAAGATCGTTGCATCAAAAAGTTGACCTCTGGCTAACCCTTCTACTGCTGTTGAAAACAAACGCGGTATTGTAAAAATCAGATCAATCGTCTCAGTATCTGGATCGGTAACACTTCGCACGACCGTGCCCGCTCCATAATTACGCAACGTGACTTCGTTGCTGTCGTTCAGCGTTTCCGAATAGTTTTGTCCAACCTCCTGCGAAATGTTGATCAGGCTTTGGACTTGGGTCCCTGTATTAGGTGTTTGAGATTGTCCTCTCGTTCCAGGGCGGAAAGTGTAGCTTACTTCGTCGTTTCTGATGTTTACGTTGCCTTCTGCTACTAGGGCTGTCTCGTTAATGAAGACTCCCTCGCGATTCCCAACAATGCGATCAATCGGACCCTCGCAAAGAAGGTCAAGGATCTTGATTGTGGAATTAGAATTCAGTGCCATTTTTAGACGTTAGCAAGATTAACGGTGCGATCTTGATCGTTTTGGAAATGCTCGTACCCTATACTCCTGACGCGTATGCGGGCTTTGTTTGTGCCATCCGGCCTTGCAATGCAGTCTTTGTCGATAATTCTGATATACATTCTCACGGTTGAATCATTGTCTGCCGTAGCCAAATTGGTGAACTGGATGGCGTGACACCACCGATAGTCTTGATCCGGATTTAACAATCCTTGGATAGTTCCTTGCACTCTCGCAACGTCAGGATCAGGCCCGTCTACCCTGCCTTGCAACAAGATTTCGTAAGTAACAAATCCAGGAACTTTCGTGCGACCAACACGATTGAACAGCCCGCGATCAAGCTCAAGAAATACCTGGAAATTGTCTCGACGATCACCACTATCATCTCCATTAGGGAAATCAACTTGTGCCCTTGCTGAAGTCGTAACATCTAGCTCTAGATCTGGGCCTTGGGTCCTATTCCCGTCTTCAACAGTTGGAGAGTTAATGACCCTGCCCTCACGACGCCAAGTGCGTGTCCTTAGCCCTCCAAGGGCTTGGAACACATTAGTTGGCCTTTCACCATTGACAGTGATCGTGTCAGTACCGGGGCTGACAATAGATTCAGAAGTTG